ATCTGTTGTAACCGGAGCAGTTGTGTCATGACTGCTGGCGCAGAAACTAACTGCCCTTCATCGAGCAAAGCAATGGCTGCTGTCTTTATGGAATGATAGTATTGTATCTGTTCTTTTGTGCAGTACACTTCACGGGTGGTGTAAATCTTGTCTGGTAGGTCCAGAGCCTCTTCCTTTGTTACTCGGTACGAAAAGCCAGCCAGCTTGTCCGACAGTTCTTCCAAGTTACGATACCCAACAATTTGCTGAAAATTGTGCGAACCCATGCGCTGAGTCCGTGTAATAGCGTACCGTCCTTGGAAGGAATAGTAACTGTCGAATCCCAGCAATCGTTTGTCCATGAATCCACATTGTGCGTAGAGATCCATAGGCGATTTAGTAACGGGCGATCCGGTAAGAATACGTTTGTACGTTGCACTCTGACCAAGCTTAACCAAAGCCTTAGTCCGCTTGGCCTTGGGGTTCTTAATAGTTGTGCTCTCATCGACCGCAAGTAAGAAAGTCGAGCCTTGTGTAAACAGATCCAGATATTGAGAGACCTTCTTCGACGCTCCAAATCCCTCCACGTTGACCAGCAAGATGCGGAACTTCTCACGCTTCTCAACCCCTTCGGATAGACGTTCCCTCTGAGCCTTGTTAGGGTTCGCACTCCAAACATATATCTCTGGTTCAATGTCTTCTGGTAAGTGAGTCGGTATTTCTGATACTTCCCAGTTTCGATACACACCCTTTGGCGCAACGATGACCGCTGTGTCGATAAGCTTGTTGTCATATAGCCATGTAATGTTGTCGAGCAAAACTTTTGATTTACCACAGCCCATCTCCATAAAGTATCCGAAGTTCTTCTTGTTGTATGATTTCTCAAGGGCAATCCGTTGATGCTCATACGGCTTTGTTTTGTATCTGAACATTTAAGATCTCGGAAGCTTGACAACATTGTCTCTCTGAAATCCTGTCAAAAGGATCTCAAGTTCTTCGTCGCTTGCCGATGGGATGAACTCACGATACTTCTTTATCGCTTGCTCTAAATTTATCTCCCCGCCACAATACTGATCACACACGTCGAACATTCTCTGCGTCTCATCTGTAATGTTATTCGTCATTATCTAATCCTCCAGCGAGAATCGCATACTTAGCGTTCTCAAGGTAATATATAATTTCAGCAGGGTCAGGCTGGGTAGTCATCATTTTTATTGTCCCGTCCTCTGCTTCGCCCAAAATAACTACGTCCTTTAGCATCTGACCTGCGACCTCGCACACTGTGGGCACGGGGTCTTTCTTAAACACAAGCTTGCTGTGCAGATAGATCACATTGTCTTTTGACATACTTAGCCCTGTAAAATTCTATGCCATGCGGCACGGACGTTAGCCTCTACTTCACCGCCTACTTCACCGCCATCAGTCAGCCACTCTTCTATGACTTTATCAATGGTGGTCACCGCTTCTTGCCACTGCATCCTCGGTTCTTTGGATGCGATTGTAGCTTCATCTGGCATCAGATGCGTTTCCATATCGGACTCCTCGTTACTGTCTGATATCCTATCAGATATCATCCAACTGTCAACAATTTCAAGCCCACATATTGGACAAGCAATCCTTCCATCCATTTTACTAAGAGACAAATTACCGGAGCACTTGGGGCAGCGACCTGCGTCCAACGGCATTTGCATATCATCAATGATATTTTGTTCGATTGTCATCCTTTTCCTCCATATCTATTATGTTTTGATTTGCAACCATCATGGCTGATGCTAACAGTTGATTTACAACAATCGGACTCTTTCTGTTGCCCATCACAGCCAGCCCAAGTCCTGCACATAACATCAGGTATGCTGCAAAGTCCTGCTCGACGCCTAACTCTTGCAAAGTCTTGACCGTGTCCCTCACAATATCTGAGGCAGCATCACCTAACTCTTCACTTTTTTCTATCATTTGTCTGCTCCACGTCCACCACCTCAACATCACCGATAGAAAAGTTAAGACTATTCATCAAACCTGTGCGCCTACGCAGTCTATTTTCTGCTAATTCTTTAGCCTCTTCTTCGTCAATCGCCTTCACAAACTGGTCTCTGTAAAACTCCACGACCAGACCTACCCTGTATTGGGTCAGCTTTGCTGACGGAAATTGACTTACAGTTTTTAATTTTGTCATTGTCATACACCTTCGTAAACAATTTTAACCAACACTTAGGGCAGTAGTACTGCCTCTGTTCTATTACTATCGCCTCTGCGCCACAT